ATCAAAGCAGGCGAAGACGCGAGAATAGATTTAGAAAAATTAAAAGGAAACGAAAGATTCAAAGTTGCTGCAAAACACGGTAAAGATCTGTTAACTCAGGTTGCAACACAAAACGAAAAAGCATTCAAAATAATGAAAGCATTGGCCATTGCTGAAGCAATCATTGCAGCCAAAACATCAATTGTAAATTCATACAGAGTTGGTTCAGCAGCAGGAGGTCCAATACTAGGTGGTATATTTGCAGGACTTGCTGCAGCAGCCACAGCAGCGCAGATTGCAGCAATTAAAGCAACCAAATACACAGGACCAAGAGAGCGTGGTGGGGGTGTTGCTCAAGGTCAAAGTTATTTGGTTGGTGAAAAAGGTCCTGAGATGTTTACGCCAAGTGCGAGTGGTCAGATCACACCAAACAACGGTATGGGTTCTGTAAATGTAAACTTTAACATAGAGACCAATGACGCAAGCGGTTTTGACGAACTTCTAATTGAAAGAAGAAACACAATCGTTGGAATTATAAACCAAGCTCTTAACCAGAGAGGACAACAGGGAGTAACTACATAACATGGCCACAATAGGTGATTTAACAGGCGCAAGCTCAATTCTTAGCAACCCAGATATTTTTGGAGCAAGAACAGTAAACTTCAGGCAGGAAACTTCAACTGCCATAACAAGAGCTGCAAGCGGTAGAACCATAAGAAGCTCTGTGGCTACAACCACATGGAGAGCCAGCATAGAATTGCGCACATACACACAGGCTGAATTCAAACAGTTACAAGGTTTTGCTGCGTTAGCAAGAGGTTCATTGAACGAATTTAACATGCAGTTACCAGGCATTTCAACACGATCTGTCACAGCGGATCCTGGCACAATCACATGTTTGGAAAATTACGATGTGGGTTCAACCAGCGTTGACACATCGATGGCCAGCATCTTGTCCACGAACACTAATAAAATTTTGAGCATGGGCGATGTGATTAAATTTTCAAACCACAACAAAGTTTACATGGTCACTGCGGATGTTATACCAGATTCAGGTGGTGATGTACAAATCAATTTTGAACCAGCATTGGTAACAGCAGTGACGAACAGCACCACAATCACAATTGATAATGTACCGTTCAGAATGTACTTTGCAAGTGATCTTCAAGAATACAGCTACGGTGTTGATGGCACAGTGAATTACAGAATAGATGTTGCGGAGGCAGTATAATGACCAGAGGCTTTACCAGCACGCTGAACACATACCTTGCTGGCGACAGCTTAATTGGCGCTTTGCTAATTGATATTGAAACTGGCAGCGGCACCACTCGCTGGACTGACAACTCATTTGATATAGAATTTGACGGTAACACATACCAAGCACAAGGTAATTTTTTAAACATCAGTGAGCGAGACGAAACAGCTGAACTACAGATTCACAGTGTTAACATCTCAATTTCTGCACTGACCACAGCCAATGTTACCACTTATGCAACATCAAGCCAAATTAATAAATCAGTTGAAATACGCAGAGTGTTCCTGGATCCCACAACAAACGGACTTTTAGGTAACGGCACCACTGATACTGGTTATCTGTTATTCAAAGGTAAAATTGCTGGTTATTCAGTGACAAACAACCAAAACTTCGCGGACATACAACTGCAAGTTTCAAGCCAATTCATTAATTTTAACAGAAAGAACGGCAGAAGAACCAATCAGCAGAACTTTCAACGAGAACACCCAAACGATCATTCAATGGAGTACTCACATGAAACGCTTTCAGAAATTAAATGGGGGATCAAATAATGCAAATCAGACCAATCAAAGTTGAAGACATAAAGCCATTAATTCAATGTATTCAATCACAGGCCGTGGATGCTGATCTGCATGACAGCGATCAGATTAACGCAGACATCCTTGCTCAAAATATCAGAGATGCCATGATTGCTGATCATTATGCTGGTATTGTTGCTATTGAAAACGAAGAAATTGTGGGTTACATATATGGTTTAATTGCGACTAAACACTGGAATAACAAGAAATACGGTGAGATACTTTACATCTTTATAAAACCAGAAAACAGAAGCAAACGCACAGCAGATGATTTAATGTCCGCAATAGTTAACTGGTTTAGAAAAAACAGATGTGAATACTACATCACAAGCATCATGCATTTTGATAAAGATTATCAGCCAATGGAAAACTACATCAAAAGAGCAGAATTATTTTATAAAACACAAGGCATGATATCATGCGGCCATTACATGGTTAAACAGTTAAAGGATTACGATGGGTAAAGGCGGAGGAAATCCATTTAAAAAGATTGTGAGAGGAGTTAAAAAACTGTTCTCTACCATCACATCTTTTGTTGGCGACATTGTAGGGTTTGTTGTTAAACCATTTTCAACTCCATCGTTAAACACTGATGCTGAACAAGCAGCGCAAGGTGTGAAAATCAACAAGACTGGTACCAACATAGGAATACCAGTTGTATATGGCTATAGAAGAGTTGGTGGACACCCTATATTTGCTGAAACTAACGGATCAGATAACAAGTATCTGTATGTGGTATATGCCATATGTGAGGGTGAGATAGAAGGAATAACAGGTGTAAGAATAGATGACAACACAGTATATCCTACTCCACCAAGCGGCAGTGTAAAATATACATCAGGCAGCATCAATACCACATCTGAAGGCAGATACAAAGACAGATTAAGATTTGAATTGTTTTACGGTACTGATGGTCAGCCAACCAGCGAGCTGATGAAAGATACTCCTACATGGCCAACCAAAACTAGAACAATGCCAGGTGTTGCATACGGTGTTTTCCGTTATGAATGGAAAGCAAGCACACAGGACGAGGCTGATTCAAACCCATTTAGTGGTGGTGTTCCACAGGTAACATTTGATGTTATGGGTAAAAAAGTTTATGATTTAACCACACATGCAGGTGGGCTAGATTTGTCTGCTGATTATGCTGCACTGGCCAAAACCTATTCAACCAATCCAGCCAATTGTGTTGCAGATTACCTTATGAATCCGAGATACGGAGCAGGTTACGACAAGAGTTTTATCAATGCTGATGTTTTTAAGATTGCAGCAGACAAGTTTGATCAAGTTGTAACATATGATGACGGTGCTAATGATTCTGGTAAAATATTGACACTTAATGGAGTGGTTGATACAAATGCTAAAATTATAGACAATGTTCGTCAATTGCTTTCAGGTTGTAGATCAATCTTACCTTTCATTGAAGGCAGATACAAGTTAAAAGTTGAGGATGGTGGAAATGCAACAGACATCACATCTTCCACGATTGCTGTTGCGTATGATGTCACAAAAGATACCATTGTGGGCACAGTTGCGTTGGGCGGTGAAACTAAAACCACAAAATTTAATAATGTATTTGTAAATTATATTGATCCTGACCTTGAATTTTCAAGCCAACAAGTTGCGTACAGTGAAGCAGGAGATGTGGCCGTTGATGACGATGAGGATTTAACAGGCGAATTTACATTTGACACAATCACAAATCCATATATGGCGCGCGATTTTGCTCGTATGATCTATGCTAAATCTCGTGCGCAAAGAACCATATCGATGACATGCACACAAGAATTGATGGATGTTGAACCAGGCGACATTATCCGTGTTACAGATACAGTGTTAAACCTAAGCACTCAAACATTCCGTGTTACCAACATGAAATTAAACAATGATGGCACAGTAGGAATTGAGGCAGCAGAACATGACAGCACGCATTATCCGTACCAAACTGGCGCACAGGTTGAAATTCCACCACCATTGTTTTTACCAGACGAATACATAGGTAAGCCAATTCAAAAAATACCAGGCACACCACCTATTGGCATTGTGCCACCACCTGACCAACCACCACCACCGCCAAATGATCCACCAGCACCAGTTGACTATACTGGTTGGGTAGGTGGAAGTTTTAAAACATCTACATGGTATCAAAGCACATACCCAGATCATTTAGATGGTCCGTTGGGTGAAAACACGCAGTATGCTTCTGTGGGTTATGACGGCGCGTTAAAATTATTAACAGGCACTTATCCGACCAGCTTCTTTAAATATTTTAACTCTATTCCGGGAGCGCTGGCTTTAGGTATGAGATTCCAAAGACCAAACGAAGAAGCAATTGATTACCTACAATTTAGGATTTATTCTGGTACCACATTGGTTGAGCAGGTACGCATACCATTCAAACCAATCCAGGAAAATGGATACCAAAGAAGTAATCCAAACTATGACGCATATTCACCTGTTATCACACCAGAATTCCCACTAAACGCAGGATATGAATACGGTATAACGTATTACAAAAGTACCATAGATAGAACATACGAGATTGGTGGTGTAATTAACTGGGTGAGTGGTTTTACCACACACACTTATGAACTGAATGGTGAGACAAAGACTGGTAGCAGTCTGGAAGCATATGTGAATTATCTGAAAGACACTGTTCCAAATTTACCAGACACAGGCGGAGGTAGCATCTAATGATTGGCACAGGTAACGGTTATTTTGATACTGTAACGCGAACATACCTGCCAATATCGCAGGAAACATGGGCAGACTACAGCACATGGGATTCTTTCACCACATGGGAAGGCACATATGCCGATGGCACACAGCTAAGTTATACCAGCAGGATATTTGACGCTGGCGAAATAAACAAAACCAACTGTCTATTACAGGTTGATGCAGGCACACCATTCACCACGACCATAACATATGGCGATTCAGTTTCGGGTGGAGCAATTGTCTCACCAAGCACAGAAACTGTTACGCCTGGGCAAGGAGCAGTACCAGCGCTGACAGGCAGATATTTTCAATTCACAATTTTACAGGAAATGGACAGCGGTAACGACGATCTACCTTTCATAGCAGGACTTTCAGTAGAATTGCAGAGCGCATCTAATATTGATTTAATTTCATACGGCGGTGCAAACAACCTTGATACCAGCACACTGCCTGGTACTGATGGAGTGCGCACATTCAGCCAGACCGGAGTAGGTTCCTATGTTGATTTTTTTGTGCAAATACTAACCACTGGATTAACAGGTACCAAGATGCCTGTGTGTTATGTGGACATGAGTGGTGCAAATCCAGTGTTAAATATATATGACGCAGATTCATACGGTAAGCGAACACCAATGGATTGCTATGTGCATGTTAATTTTGCATATATGCCAGCAATTGAAGCAGACAGCTTCGGAAACATAACAGAGGTATAACATGGCTTGGCCAACAAATAAACCAGACTCAAACAGATTTCAACTCCCAGAATCCAGCATA